ATGCCAAGAGTTGCCGTCACAGAGGTGCCGTCCCGTAGGAAGTCTTTCGCGGCTTCTTTCACCGATTCTTGGTCATTTATTTAGTTGTCAATGTGCTTGCGAGATTCTTACTGGTCTGCGGTCAAGTTGAGAACGGATTCTCGGCGCTTTTTGGGCGGTAAGACGTTCGCTGACTTTCAGAATTCGCTATTTAGTTATGAGGACAGCCTATCACATAAAGCCTGACGCTACTTTTAACGCGTTATTTCAGACGTTACTTAAAAACCACTTATGCCAACAAAATACGCGCCAAATAATGTGGCGCACACGCCAAATGGGCGCAGTTGTTCAATCCGCCGCGCCGAGCCTTGTGGCGTAACAGTGCGTAACGCACTTACAATAAGTGGCATGGCTGCCAATAAATCCAACTACACGCACATTGAAATACGGTGCGGTGGATTAGTTGTGCAATTAGGAACAGAAACCGAATATCCTGATTTAGTAGATGATTTAGCAAATCGCGCCGTAAATGTATTCAAGGAAACTATGGCGCACGCAAAAGAAAACGGCATTGACGTGTCAGATATGCGCCTAATTACCTCCGATTATGGAGATGACGAAGAAGAAGAATAATGTGCTTACAATGTGGCAATTGCGCCGCAGAACACGGCTATTCACTAGATGAGGCAGTAGATACCGCCGAATCTAATCCAGCCAAATCTTATATTCAGCCGTAACTCTGCCTTTATTTGGGTCAATAAAATGTAGGCGTTGGCTTGGTATCGCACTAGCCGCCAATAAATCTCTAGCGTATCTATTGTCCGATTCTGTGCTTCCAGTTTGATACACCGAACCCAAGCCATTAGCCATGGGCCAGCAAGCATGAGTGTGATAATGCCCGATATAAACATCTCTAAATTCCCACGGATATGCGCCACTACGCCATCTATTTGCGTGTTGAACAATAGCGGTTGGCGAAGCAAAGCCGTTTCTGCCTACTTCATCGCCATGTATTAACAAAGCACGATAGTTGCCGACTTCTACACGCTGAACATCATCAGGACAATCTTGCCAAGTTAATCGTTTTTCGCTAGATAATAACTGGCGCGCCAATTCATAACACATGCGGTCAATGTTGTCGCTACGTGGCACATCTGCGCGCTTGCTTCCAATTCTGCCGTGATTACCCCACTCAGATACAACTAACACGTTTTCATAGATAGTCAATGCGCGGCGCACAATATCTACCATCAAGCGGCTGACATTTACATATTGTCCAAATAAACTTGAATCAATTTCGTGTAATTGGGCTGGATAGTTAAACAAGCCTTCCACCATGTCGCCGCCAAACATAATTACAACATCTTTAACTGGGTGGTCGGCGCGCTGTATCTCTGTAATTCTGTGCGCTTTATCTACAAATGAATTAACGCGTTTGCGCATTATTTCCGTGTTATATGTGCTTGTTTTTTTACTGCCTTGCCAATCAGTTAAATGCCATAACGCGCACTCTACGTTCTTTTTACGTTTGTCTATTGCTGGCGCAATTACATCAGTAACTGGACCCATCGCTAATGTGGCGTCATAAGCGGCTTGTTTAGTTGCCTCTACTAATTCTTCTGTGCGGTTTTTAGATTCTTTTAATTGTTTTTGAGTGCGCACCAACGCTCGGCGTAATTCTGTTACATCTTCCGAAGATATTTCGTCAGGTAGTTCCGCCAAACGTTTTTCTAAAGTCATTTTTTCTTTTTCTGTATGTCGTAAAAAGCAGAACTTTGCGCATGTTGCGTATAACCAAACTTATCTAGCCAGTTATCTTCATGTTCAGGATTCTTAAATGCTCTAACAGTTTTAAATGCGTCCATCATTAATGCCACTTTATACGGCTCAATTGGTTCAACGCCTAATAATGCGCCCCATATTTTGCCAATGACTAAAAAATTAGAATAAAAGTCACCGTGATACATGTCGCGTTGCTCAAGAATTTCTTTTATTTTTTGTTCGGACACCGACAAATGCCTTTTCTATGTTGAGCAATACTTATTTCCGCTATGCGCCAGCCTTCTTTACGTAAGGCAGAGGCAAGTGTTACATCAGGCACTTTATTATCAAGTGCTTTTAATAACGCTTTTTTATCTTCATCATTTAGATTATTAATTAACTTAGCAAAAGGGCATACGCCACTATTGTGCTTGAATTCCTCAATAGACTTTTCTAAAGACATAGCAGAAGAATACCGCAAAGACCGCCAAAAATGTGTATGGCTTAGCCTTTACTTAAACAAGTTAAGCAAATTCTTCCGCGTTTATTTGGCAAGCGTTTGGTGTTTGTTGGTGTGTATTCATGCCCATTTTTACAATGTGTGCGAGCGCGCCGCTTTTTGGCATATAAAGACCGCTCAATGTTTTGTGATTGCGGTATGGCTTGTAAATGATTTGGATTCACACAACTTGGTTGGCGGCAAATGTGGTCTATGACTAATCCATTGGGTATCTCGCCTTTGTAATGGCGATAAGACCATCTATGTGCTGTAACAGTTTTACGTCCAAAGTCCGTAAAAACGCCGTAGCCGCTTTTTAACTTACTTGCCTGCCAAATCCAGCAACCATTCTCATCTAGTCTGTATTTGGCTGTAAATCGCTCTAATAGGGTCATTTGCGCCTCACCTGTGCCAGCGACAGGCTTCCCCTTCCTGCCGCTGGCTCAGCGTTATTTAGTTGTAACGGATATGCCGTTTAGAACGCACCCTTGCCAAAAGCAGGGTCGTTTGGATTGACGGCACGAGCCGCTGGTCCAATTACGGCGATTAGCGCACCAAGAAGAATCTTCTTAGTGTCTGTTTCGCCCTGTGAAACAGCAAATGCCACTACTGCCGCAAATGTGCGTAGATAGGAAGCAAGTGCCGCTTTTAATTGGTCGTTCATGTTTCTCCTTATGGTCGGGCTACTGCCATAACAAGAGAGTAGGCGCGTTTCTTACGATAAACGCCATCTCCGTTACTTTGGGAGCCTTTTGTATCTGCGGCAGTATTACCCTCAATACACCACAAATACTTGCCGTTATTTTTAACGACAATACCTACATGGTCGGGCTGTGCGTCATCATCAAATTGAAAAAAAACAATATCGCCAGCCTGTGCTTGTCCGATTGGAACTAACTTGTTTTTCTTGGCGAACCATTTTAAACCAGCGTCACAACTGGCAAATCCTTTTCTAGTTGAAGCCGCAACGCTAGAAGCAAGTCCAGCCTCGCTAAATACCCATGAAACAAACATGGCACACCACGGCTGATTATTCATGCCATACCACTTGCCATACATTGTGTCGTTATTTACGCCTTCTTGATAATCAATTTGCGAATTGGCAATATTTACTACTAATTCTTTACTCATTAACGCGCCTTTCGTTTGACTAATAACAAATAAATTTCATCAATACGTGATTCCAAATTATTCACTTTATTATCTATATCATTAACTTTATCTTTAATTGAACTGCCGCTATTTGGTTTCAATTCTGCCAAATAATGCTTTACAAGATGGCGAACACCAATAGCAAGTGCGCCGATTAGCGTTGTTACGCTGACCGCCAAGCCAGCCCAATCATTAGTGCTCATATCACGTCCAAGTAATAATACGCACGGCGCCAGTGCTATCTACAATCTTTGCCTGATTGGTAGTTGTATTTAGCCACGCGTCACCGATACGTGGGTTTGTAGGGTCAGATGTTACCGCAGGAAATGTGAAACGTGTAGCAGTTTCAAGCAAACGCAAACGTTTTTCTAAATCCGCAAAAATAATTCGTAAATCCGCAGGTTGATTTATGTATGCCATAAACGCCTCAATTCGTAGTTTGCGTTAATGTTAATGTAACGCGTTCAGGGCCATTTTCACCAGGTTCAACATTTAAAGCAACAATTCTATAAACTTGGTCTAACGTATTAGGAAAATTACTGTCAGTTATGCGAATACGTGCGTCATCGCCTATTCCATAAGTTCCAAATTGTGGCGTTTCATAGGCTGGAACTACAACTTTCATTGTTGTTGGCGGATAAGAAACGGCATTAACTTGTCCTAATGCCAACTGGTCTAAATAGGCTTGGTCTGTTACGTCAGAATAATTGCTTTGTTCTTCTAATAACGCCCAACCATCGGCATATTTTGTTGTATCTTCTTGAATTGATATTAATTTGCCTTCATTACTGCCTGCGCCTAGCGCATAAACTTTATTTGCCGCAATTGCGCCATCTTCGGGATATTCGTATTCCACAATATTGCCCGGCATATCAAACATAATTGCTTCAGGATTGAATTGGTCATAAACAGTTCCAATGCGTGGATAGCCAAGTGTTAATGTTTTACTTGGCTGACCTGAGCCGTTATACGCAACTGTAATATTAAAATCAAAACCATCTTCGGCGCGAGATAAATCTTGTAACGCATTGTAAATTGTTTTTAATTCATAGTTGTAATAATTACGCGATAATAAAATGCCTGAAGTTTCTGCGCCTATAGAAACGTTAATATTGCCATAAGGCTGACCTTGCGCCCACGCCACTAGCGTTTGTGCAATAGATAACTGGTCTATATTGTTGAAAAATATATCTTGGCTTATTCGCCTGCGCTCAAAATAACTTTCAAATTCACGCGCACTTATATTTAATGTTTGCGTAGTTGAATTGTATGTTCTGCCCCATATAACTCCGCCCCAAACAAGTTCGCCGTTTCTATCTACATAAATGGCGTTACGTGCTGGAATAGTTGAATTTTTGGCGTTATACACATCGGCATTTATGCCTGATAACAAAATACTGGCATTTAAAGTTCCAGCCTGATTAAGTTGTTGCGTAAATTGAACGTTAGTAAAAGGAAGTTCAGCAATTACTTCATTGGTCAATAAATCGGCAAGCAAATAGCGGTATGTTGTTGTCATACGCGTTATTTCTTATCTGTCGGCGTATCCTCAATGGCTTTTGTATCTTCAACCACTTCGCCGTCAATAATATTTTCAGGAAGTAAATGAAGTGGCGTTGAAAAAGTTTGGTTGATAAATAAATCGCCAAGAGAAGGCAAGTCAGGCAAATCAGTTACATCAACCAAATTTAAGCCTTCAATTTCAAGATTTTCTTCAGGGTGGTCAATAAAATTAACCACATGAAATCCTTGTAGAACAGCATATTTTTTCACGCATACCACCTCACTATAACTACGCCTGAACCGCCGTTTCCGCCTCGCTTATTAGTAGCAAATTGTCCTGCTATGCCAGCGCCTCCGTTGCCAGTATTATTCAAACCATCTACATAAGGGTCATCTGAGGTTGAGCGCGGAATATACGCGGCTGTTGGAGCGCAAGCCGTATTTCCTGTTCTTACAAAGTTGATAATATCAAAATAGGCAGTTGCTGAATTCCAACCTCCGCAACCACCTGTTCCGTAAGTTCCGTATCCGCCCCAACCAAGAACATTTACTCCAGCGCCGTTTCCGCCCCAATCTCTAACTTGGGTCATGTCGCCAGAAGTGGCAGTGCTTAGAGTAAATGCTTGGCTTCCATCGCCACCTGCTCTGCCTAAAGCATAAGTGAATTTTGTCGAAGTTTTAATGTTGGCTTGCCACATGCGATTTTGGTCGGTAATGTTAGTTACTAAGCCGCTAGTTAAAAAAGCCTGATTGTTAAACGCACTACTCAAAGCGCCACCGCCGCAACCACCAATTTGTAAAGTAGTGCTTGGTCCAGTAGAACCATGAGCAGCAAAACCACCGCTACTGTAACCTTGAGTTCCTGGATATGCGGTAATACCAGTTACAACTGTGCCAAGACAAACGCTCCAACCGCCTCCACCGCCAGCCGCATAAACAAAATTTGCGTCATTAGCAACTACTGTTTGAGATTGGAAAGGAACGCCAAGCCATTCGTATCCGCTTGAATAACCATAAACAGCAGTAGTTACGGCAGTGCTAGCAAGATTAGAAAAAAGTGAGCAAAGATAATGATTGCCTGTAATAGCGTTTGTAGAAGTCCAAGAAAATCTAGCCGATACGCTACCTGCTGGCGGAGTGGCTGTTAATGTTGCGGCAGTCCAAGTGCCGCTTGAAGCAGTAGGAATTGTGTAAGTAGTAAATACGCTAGAGCCAGTTGAAGTGCCAGCCGCATTGTAATAATAAACACGGCATTGAACTGTTTGCGCATTTAAGTTTCCAGTATAAAAAGCATAACTAAAACCAAATCTATGCGAAACGCTTGCTGTTACTGGAAAGTATTGCGAGTAGATAGCGTTTGCGCCTGAAGCAGAAAGATTAGCGCGCGTCATAAATGTGCCTAGATTTGGCGATACAACGCCATCAACTGTAACTGGAGCGATTTGATTCATGCCAAGGGTGCTGTTAATTTCAGGAATAGCATTTACTGTTGCGCTTTGAGAAGCCAACCCAAAACTTGTGCCAGCGTCAGGGTATAAATTTGCGGTTGTGTATGCGCCAAAAGATGAATAACCGCCAGCCGCAGCAAAAAATCTATCGTTAGTAGTAGTGCCTTGACCGCCAGCGCCAACAACAACAGTTTGATTGCCGCCGTTTAATACTGAAATTGTCCGTTGAGTAACTTGAGCGCCACCGCCACCGCCAGTAACGTAGAAGGAAGCGTTTGCAGCCGTAGAATCAACAGCACTTCCGCCAGCGCCACCACCGCCAACACATAAAACTTCTACTTGTCCGTTAAAAGTAGATGAAGTTGGATAAGTCCAAGTGCCGCTTGATGTAAAAATTTCCTCGTAAAGAGTTCCGAGTTGAACCGTGCCGCCTGTGGCTGGAATTGTAGATGAACCCATTACGCAATCTCCACTCCGCTAATATGAAAGTTAATTGTAGTTGCTGAAGCCAAACCAGCAATAATTTGAGTAGTGGCAAGAACTTGCTTCAAGTCAATAAAAGTAGTTGAGTTTGCCGCAACACTCACAGCAGAAGCGATAGCAACGCCGTTCAAAGTCAAAGTAAATGTGCCTGATGTAGCCGCAGTATTAGTGACCGCTATGTTGGAAACAATAGTTGTTGTTGCGGCTGGAACTGTATAAAGAGTTGTGCTACTTGTAGAAGCCGCACCTCTAAATAATACTTTTGGTGTTGTTGCCATTTACATTGCTCCCATCAAGAAACAGGTTAATTGTTCAAGTGTATCATCGGACAGGCTTATAGTTACTGAACCGCTAGAACCGCCACCCGATAAACCAGTTCCAGCAGTTACGGCAGTAATGTCACCCACAGGCAAATTTGTAGTAATTGTTGGGCGCGTATCCGTTATATTGGCATTAATAATAGAAGTTGCGCCTGCCGCAACGTTAATAGTTGCCAACGCCAAAGACATTACAGGCGTAGAAGGCGCAACAGGAGAACCTGCTGGCGTTCCTGTTAAAACTTGGAAAGTAACTGTATTGCTAACGCCTGTGTAATAAGAATCTGAAATTGTTACAACAACTTTATCTAT